CCGGGGGGGGTACCCATTCCCGCGGGGTTTCGGGCGCGCGGTTTTCGACAGTTTTTTGACATCTTAGGCATCATCATCTTTTTCCTTTTTTGGGCATTTTAACGGTCTCGGCTATGGATAATTTATACGACTTAAAACTCAATATAAATCAGATCGCCGAACTGGTCGGAATGCATCGGCAAACCGTGTCACAAAGGCTTGCAGGACTAACGCCAGCTATTGGCAGTAATTCCAAATTAAAGCTCTATGCACTATCTGATTTAATCAAAATCGGGCTTGCCGAAAAAATGACGGCGGATGTTGATAGCTTGTCGCCTGTTGAGAGACGAGCATTTTGGCAAGCGGAAAACGAAAGACTTAAATACGAGCGAGATACTGGCGAACTGGTGCCATCATTTGAAGTTGCTCAAGAGATGGGCTTTTTGGCTAAAGCTGTTGTACAGTCACTTGATACATTGCCAGATATTTTAGAGCGTGATTGTGGATTAACTCCAACACAATTAACTCGTGTAATACAGGTGATTGATGACGTTAAATCGCAAATGTCATTACATATACAGGCTGGCGATAATAAATCAGAGGAGTAGTCATGTTTGCATCAGCTAAAGATATTAGGCGAGATATTGCAAATCTACTTAAACCGCCTCGCCGAATGAAAGTATCGGAAGCCGTAGCGGAATATATGCGAGTGCCTGTTGGTGGGGGTAACTCTGTTAAATGGGATAAAGATACTGCTGCATATATGTTAGATCCGATGGACTGCCTAAACTCTCGTGAGTATGACGCAGTTATTTTTGTTGGCCCCGCTCGAACCGGTAAAACAATCGGATTGATTGATGGCTGGATCACTTATGCGATTATTTGCGATCCGTCTGATTTCCTCTTGGTGCAACTTACACAAGAGAAAGCCAGTGAGCATAGTCGTAAACGTTTAGACCGCACTTTTAGATGCTCGCCTGAGATTGCAAAAAGATTAAGCCCGCGTAAAAACGATAACAATGTTCACGATAAATATTTTAGGGCAGGTAATCTATTAAAGATTGGTTGGCCGTCAATTAACGTATTGTCATCATCCGATTACAAATATGTTGCGTTAACAGATTACGACCGATGGCCCGATGATGTGGACGGTGAGGGTGATGGATTTAGTTTAGCATCCAAACGGACGACTACATTTATGAGTGCTGGTATGACACTTGTAGAGAGTTCGCCAGGCAAGGATATTGTTGATATAAAACATCATCCAAAAACTACTCACGAGGCCCCACCAACAACTGGGATTTTATCTTTATATAACCGTGGTGATAGACGCAGATTCTATTGGCAATGTCCTCATTGCCAAGAGTGGTTTGAGCCATCAATGGTAAATATGGTGGGGTATCGAGATGATACTGATTATGTTAAAGCCAGCGAAAACGCTCGTTTACAATGCCCGCATTGTCAATCTCTCGTAGAACCTGACAAGAAACGCGCATTAAACATCGGTGGCAAGTGGTTAAAAGAGGGGCAAACGATAGATAAAGATGGTGTGATACATGGCGAGGGCAGAAACTCCCGTATTGCATCATTTTGGCTAGAAGGTCCTGCAGCCGCTTACCAAACATGGGCGCAATTAACTTATAAATTACTCACTGCTGAACATGAATTTGAAATGACTGGCAGTGAAGAAACGCTAAAGGCAGTAACAAATACAGACTGGGGATTGCCTTATTTACCACGCTCCGCACTTGAGCAACGCCGAAGTGATGAGCTGATGGAGCGGCGCGAAGAAACCGAAAAAAGAACGGTACCTTATGGGTGCCGTTTTTTATTGGCTGCGGTTGACGTACAGGGTGGGCGGAATCGCCGTTTTGTCGTCCAAATTGTGGGCTATGGTGAAAATAGCGAACGGTGGCTCATTGATAGATACAACATTAAATCATCAATGCGGAGCAATTCAGAAGGGGAAAGCCTACCAATTGATCCGTCCGCCTACCCTGAGGATTGGGATTTACTCATCAGTGATGTGCTTAATAAGCAATATCGTATTGATGGATTAGATGGCGGATTCATGCCAATCCTTGCAATGGCGGTGGATAGTGGCGGTGAGGACGGTGTAACAGATAACGCCTATAAGTTTTGGCGTAGATGCAAGCGTGATGGCATATCAAAACGAGTGTATCTCGTTAAAGGTGATAGTACCAAGCGACAAAAACTTATTACGCGCACTTATCCAGATAACACCTCACGGTCAGATCGTCATGCTAAAGCTCGCGGTGATGTGCCGCTATACCTACTCCAAACAGACCAACTCAAAGATCGCATTAGTAACGCATTAAGCCGTGAGACTATCGGGGCTAACTATATCCATTTTCCGTCGTGGCTTGGCGAATGGTTTTTTGATGAGCTGACATACGAGGAGCGTGGACAAGACGGTAAATGGCGTAAACCAGGTAAGGGCAACAATGAGGCGTTTGACTTATTTTGCTATACCCATGCGATCGCTATTTTGCGTGGTTATGAACGTATTAAGTGGGGCGATGAGGACAATGTTCCATACTGGGCAAAACTACCTGGATTAAATCCTGATGTAATCCGAAAAGAGATAACTGCACCGGAAGAAGAAACAGAAAGTGCGGTAGAAATTGAACAAGTAAAACCGCAACCGAAACCCAAAACAAAAAGTAATTGGCTAAACGGTGGCGTAAGTAAGAAAAAAGGTGGGTGGCTGTGATTTACGATAAAGAGGAGCTTGAAGAAAAAATCCGAGCTCTTGATGAAAAGATCGAAAACGCCCAAAGCCAAGTTAGCTTTAATGGGCGATCGGTATCTTACCAAGTGTCCGAATGGACAAAACAACGTGACCGCTATCAACAAATGCTTAATGAGTTATTAGCGGAAACAAGACAGCGCGTAAAACGCCACAGAATCAAATATGCGAGATTTTAAACGATGGGAATATTAGATAAAACAATTGCCGCAATCTCGCCTAAATGGGGCGCACAGCGAGCAAAAAGCCGATATGTGATGAATGCATACGAGGCAGCTATGCCAAGCCGTACACATAAGGCAAAACGCGAAAGCCAAGGCGCGAATGTATCGACCAAACAAAGTGCGGTAAGTTTGCGAGAACAAGCTCGAGCGTTAGATCAAAATCACGATATTGTGATCGGTATTTTAGACAAAATGGAAGAGCGTGTGATTGGCTCTAGAGGAATCCATATCGAACCACAACCGCTAAATTTAAGTGGTGATGTTGATGAGGAGCTGGCGGAACAAATCCGCAAGAAATGGGCAGAATGGTCTGTGCGACCGGAAGTTACTGGACAATTTACCCGCCCAGAACTTGAGCGGATGTTGTTGCGAACGTGGCTCCGTGATGGTGAGGTATTTATCCAACTCGTGCGCGGATCTGTGGCAGGACTTAATCATAGTACAGACATTGCATTTAGCCTTGAGGCATTAGAGCCTGATTTCATTCCGATGAATACCCTTGATACGGCAAATGTAATTCAAGGGATAGAGATTAATGCTTGGCGCCGTCCTGTGTCTTACCGCGTTTACATGGACAACCCGCAGGAAAACAACCGTACTTACGGGCGAGTTAAATCAGTGCCTGCAGAAAATATGTTGCACCTTGCGTTTAAAAAGCGCTTGCACCAATTGCGTGGCGTATCGATGTTGCACGGTGTAATTATCCGACTTGCTGACCTTAAAGACTACGAGGAGAGTGAGCGTGTTGCAGCACGAATTGCCGCCGCCTTTACGATGTACATCAAAAAAGGCGATGCTGCACTTTACGGAGAGAATGAGGATTACGGCGCAGACAGTCCGGAGCGAGATTTTGAGATTGCTCCCGGTGCAATCATTGATGATTTAAAACCTGGTGAAGATATTGGGTTAATCAATTCTAATCGCCCAAATGTGAACCTTGAAACCTTTAGGAATGGTCAATTAAGAGCAACGGCGGCAGGCACTCGCTCAAGTTATTCAAGCATTGCCCGTGACTATAACGGCACTTACTCAAGCCAGCGCCAAGAGTTGGTGGAAAGCTTTGAGGGCTACTCCGTTTTACAAGATACCTTTGTTGCACATATCTCCCGCCCAATCTACCGCGAATGGCTAAAAATGGCGATTGTCAGCGGTGAAATTGAGGTGCCAGTCGATATTGATCCAGCATCACTTTATAACGCTGTTTACAGTGGCCCGGTTATGCCGTGGATTGATCCAACCAAAGAGGCACAAGCGTGGAAAGAGCGCATTAAAGGTGGACTGGCAACCGAAAGCCAAGCAGTACGAGCAAGCGGTAGCAACCCAGCAGAAGTTAAACGTAGACGTAGAGTTGAGGTTGAGGAAAACCGAGAATTTGGTCTTAAGTTTGACACGGATTTAACTAACACAGGTACGACAAATGAAAAAGCAAAAAATGATTCTGTCGCCGATAGCGATGGCAACGAGCGCGACAAAGACGAATAACCAGTCTTGGTACTCAATCAAAGCCAAAGCCAACGATACGGCAGAGATCTCAATTTACGATGAGATCGGATATTGGGGCATTACTGCTAAGAGCTTTTCGAAAGATCTAAAAGCGCTTGGCAACAACCTCAAGCAGATTAACCTACACATCCACTCACCAGGTGGTGATGTTTTTGATGGGATCGCGATTTACAACTTGCTAAAAAATCATCCAGCCAATGTGACAGTTTACATTGACGGATTAGCGGCAAGTATGGCGAGCGTTATTGCAATGGCAGGGAATGAAGTAATCATGCCAGAAAATGCAATGATGATGATCCACAAGCCTTGGGGCATCCAAGGTGGCGATGCTGAGGATATGCGCAAGTATGCCGACTTATTAGACAAGGTCGAAAATACGCTAATCCCAGCTTACGCAAACAAAACAGGAAAAACACCTGAAGAATTAGCAGAAATGCTATCAGCAGAAACTTGGCTCAACGGAAAAGAATGTGTTGAGCAAGGATTTGCAGACAAACTAGCCGAACCACTTGTGGCGATGGCGTCTATTAAATCACGAAAATTAGAGGACTTTGAAAATATGCCAAAAGCAATGAAAGACATGTTGTTTAAGCCACAAGGCAACGCTGGCGCATCTGCACCACAAGCAACACCAACTCCAGCACAACCGGCGCCAACCGTACCAGTAAATCAAGCACCAACAGCTCCGGTAGATAACACCGCACAAGTGCAAGCCGAATTAAATAAACGCAACGCTGACATTAAAGCGGTATTTGCACCGTTTGGTACTACGCACAATGATTTGTTGGTGGAGTGTTTGGGTGATTTATCAATTACTCCTGATCAAGCCAAAGACAAATTATTAGCAAAACTTGGTGCAGGCACAACGCCAAGTGCAGCGCCTACTGCATATGCTGGAAATGGTAATATCGTTGGCGACAGCGTGAAACAATCTTTGTTAGCTCGTGCTGGTATCGACAAAGACAAAGCAGACGCCAAAGACAACGCATACAATGCAATGACCTTGCGTGAGCTTGCCCGTGCGTCGTTGGTTGATCGTGGTATTAGTGTATCGGGTCAAAATGCAATGAGCATGGTTGGTTTGGCATTTACCCACTCAAGCTCTGACTTTGGTCAAATCTTAATTGATGTGGCGCACAAATCCTTGCTTAAAGGTTGGGAAACCGCAGCGGAAAACTTTGATCAGTTTACCTCTCGCGGCACGCTAACCGACTTCCGCGCGGCGAAACGTGTTGGATTAGGTGACTTTGGCTACTTACCGCAAGTCGGTGAGGGTGAAGAGTACACCTACGGCACAATCGGTGATGAGGGCGCTAGCGTTGCATTAGCGACTTACGGACAATTATTTAGCATTACTCGTCAAGCAATCATCAATGACGATATGCACTTGTTGACAAAAATTCCTGAAAAAATGGGGCAAGCTGCACGTGCAACCATCGCTAAATTAGTGTTTGCGTTATTAACCGGTAACGCGATTGCACAAGATGGCAAAAAATTATTTGATGGCTCGCACAAAAACTCATTTGATAATGCCGCATTAGATGTAACCAATATTGATAAAGCAATTCAAATGATGAATGGCTTTGTCAATACTCGCGGTGAACCATTAGCGATTGAGCCTGATTTTATGTTGTTACCAACCTCACTTTATACTCGTGCTAAACAAGTTCTAGGTTCAGCAAGTGTGGAGGGGGCTGATATCAATTCTGGCATTATCAATCCAATCCGCGACATTGTGCCGACAGTTAAATCCGCACGTTTACAAGTTGCCGATCCAAAATCTTGGTACTTAATCAATAAAGAAGCAATTGAAGTTTCTTATCTTGACGGCATTGATACGCCATACATGGAGCAACAACAAGGTTTCACTGTTGATGGTGTATCTACCAAGGTGCGCATTGATGCAGGTGTTAACGTGATTGACTACCGAGGCATTGTAAAAGTTACCAATAAGTAACTTAAAACCCCCTAAATAACGACTGCACTTTTGAATAAGGTGCGGTTTTTTATTAAATAAATCATAGGATTAATTGAATATGGCTAAAAATTACGTACAAGACGGAAACACCGTGCGCTTTACTGCTGCCGCTAATGTAAAAAGTGGCGATGTGGTGATTTTGGAAAATCTTGCTGCAATCGCAGTATCTGGTGTTGCACAAAATGAAACAGGCGTTGGCTTAACTACAGGTGTATTTACGGTGAAAGCAAAAGCGGAAGATGACATTAAACAAGGTGCAATTGTTTACTGGTCAGCAACCGATGGTGCAACCATTACCGCAGGTAGTAACAAGCGTTTAGGTATTGCTTGGCATGCTAGTGGCGTATCGATGGGCACTGTAGATGTCAAGATCAACGCTTAGTCCGTTTGATGACGCGCTCGCACAGGCGGACAAAGTCATATCAGATGTGATGATGTCCGTCTATGTTATCAACGGCAAAAAATACAAAGCTGTGCTTGATGAAAGCCCAAAACTAATGAGTGGCAATTACACCGATGATTACTTAATTAATGGCACGACGCGTACTCTCACTCTTTTTAAAGCATCAGGATATAAGCCAAAACTTGGAGATATCATTACTTCTTCAACAGAGGAATATGTTGTGCGAGGGTTTAGCTTTGAAGATAAGAAGATCGTACTGCAATTGGAGTAAATATGGCGGTGAAAATTGAAGGGATGGCAGCATTACAAGCTAATATCCAAAAACTGGCTAATCAAGTCGCGCCTAAAGCGGCAGCAAAAGCGATTAATAAGGTAGCGAGAAGTGCAATCAAAAATGGAACAAAAAATGTATCCAAAGAGATTCATGTGCCAGCTAAATTAATCCGCAAGCGAGCTCGATTATCCCAAAAAGCAACATCGAATCGACCAGTTGCAAAAATACGAGTTGATAGAAGAAATTTACCGTTAATTCGATTATTGGAAAACCCTAGACGAACCATGCGAGCGAGTAAAGGGCAAATCAGAATAGGCAAATATCAAATACAACGCGGTTTTATTCAAACTCTAGCAAATGGTCGTAAACACGTTATGCAGCGACAAGGTAAAGAGCGGTATTCAATTGATGTTGTTAAGATTCCGTTATCTAGACCATTAACAACGGCTTTCCATAATGAGTTAAAAGATTATTCAAGTCAGATCAGAGTCGAACTGACAAGAGAGTTGAGTGACATTTTTAAAAAATAGAGGATTAAATGCTAATTCATAAGAAGATTCGACATCAAGTGTCGGATATGCTCAAAAGCAGTATAAAGGGTGTTGAGAATATTTATTCTGGGCGCCCTTTATTTATTGATATTGACCAAGAAAAAACAGCTATCGCAGTGTTTCTTGATGAGATTTCGTGCGAAGAGGTAGATCTCTGTCATCACGAATATACCGCAGCCTTAAATATCGCGATTTATCTGAAAACTGCTTTAGGCGACGACGCATTAGATGATATTGCAGACAAAATCAAAGAGCGATTAAGCATAGCTATATCTAATGATGAATTATCGGAAAATATTTCTGAAATGACTCTTATTAGCTACGAATACGAGCAAGATACGACGAATCGCACTTGGTTCGTTTCTAACCTTAAATATCAAATTAAGTATGAGGACTAGATATGCCTACACAAACTACACCTTTTCAAGGCACTAAATTTTATTTAGGTACTGGTCTAACCGAAGGCAAAGCAGTCACAGCCGTAACGGTTAAGCCTAATGCAACCATTACATCAGCAGGGCATGGTGCCAAAGTAGGGGATTTTATTAAGTTAACTGGCTTAGGTGCGCTTGATGGATATTATCCTGTAAAAGCCGTTACCAACGACTTAATTACACTTGCAGATGAAGTTGATTGGACAAGCCAAGATGCGCCGGCCAGTTACGCAGCAGCTAAAGTGGCTACCGTGAAATGGTCATCTAATTTCTGTGCGATTAAACAGATTGAGGGTGATGGCGACACATTAGGTGAAGAAGATATTACAACCATGTGTTCTGAAGGTACTGAAACAGAAGCAGGTGAGATTGAGTATGGCTCAATTAAATTAACATTCTTCTATGCGCCAGCTACCGCAATGCAAGCTGACTTGCGCAAGAAGTTTTATGCTAAAGAAACCTTCCCTTGGATGATGATATTGAAAAATGGTCAAGGCTCTCTTTACGGCACAGGATTTATCCAAACCTCACCAAATTTCAGTGGTGAAGTAAAAAGTAAATTTGAATCTAGTGTAACGATTAAAAAAGCAAAACGCGATTACAACTTACCAGTAAGCGCATAATGCAATATGTGTCCGCACTTTTAACCTAGTGCGGACTTTAACAAGGAATAACTATGAATCTACGTGAAAAACTCCTAGCAAATCATCCTAAAATTACCCCAATCATTATTAATAGCGAGACCTTTTATATACGTGAAATTACCGTTGGTGAAATGAATCGTGTACTTTATGGGCAACAACAAGAATTGGTACGCATCGCAGAGAGTCAAGGTATTGAATTGAACTTTAATGATGAAAAACACCTTACTGAGCAACTTGCTAAAATTTATGACCCGAATCGATTAACGCGTACGCTTGCTATGCGGTTGTGCGATCAAGATGGTAAAAATCTTTTTGATATGGATAACCCTGATGATTTAGCCGCACTTTCCAAATTAGACAAGGTTGTATTTGAGCAATTAACGCAAGCTATTGCGGAAGATGAACCAAAAAACTCTCTAGCCGAAGAAAGTTCCAAATAAACCTCTCACTTTCTCTCGGCAAAACACTTGAAGAAATTGAGCAAATGCCAGAGCATCATCTCCAAGAATACGAAATGTTTTATCAGGAACAGCCTTTTGGATTATGGCGAGAGGATTATCGGACTGCACAAGTTTCACATTTGCTTGCTATGATAAATCGAGACCCTAAGTCTAAGGCTCCAGAATTATCTGATTTTATGCCGTTTTACCAAGAAAAAATGGATGATGAAGATGATGACGGAGTGGCTGATTATTTAGCAAATCGTTAAATTATCTATTGCTACTACATTTTATATAGATTAAAATCTATATAAATAATAAGAAAGGTAATAGCTGTATGAAACAAGAATGGGAAGTAATTTTACAAGACCCACTTTTGAACTGGTTAAAAACGCTGGCAGAAGATGACGTATTAAAAATCTATGCGGCGTTGGAATTATTATCAACAGAAGGTCCACAATTAAGCAGACCTTATGCGGATACGCTGCAAGGCTCTAAATATACCAATTTAAAAGAATTGCGAGTACAGTCTAAATTATCGGTATTCCGTTTATTTTATATTTTTGACCCTGTCAGACAAGCGATTGTTTTATGTGGCGGAGATAAAAAAGGCAAGAAAGAAAAACTCTTTTACAAAGAGATGATTGCCCTAGCGGAACAAACCTATGATGATTACCTTTCTGAATTAACTAAGGAGTAAGAAAATGAGCGTGAAATTTAAAGATCTGATGAATAATCTTCCAGCTGAAAAGCAAGCGAAAGTGAAAGCTATGGCAGACGATATGCGAATGGAGTTACAACTTTACCGTATTCGTGAAGAATTAGAGCTTTCACAAAAGCAAATGGCAGAAGCATTAAGTATTTCTCAGCCGTCAGTTGTTGCCCTTGAAAAACGTGGTAATGACATTAAATTATCATCAGTTAAACGTTACATTGAGGCAATGGGTGGCGTGTTAAATTTATCGGTTGAATTACCCACAGGAAAAACAGTTACTTTCAACTTATAGAAGGTGGTAAGTATGTTGCGTGATTTCATTCAATTTACAGCAAAATGCTTTTTTATACTGCTTATTGCATTAGGGACATTATTCCTTTTATTTGCCGTTGATTTTACTTATGTTCTCGCTTTTGTTGGTGTATATGTTGCTATTTTCGCAACTTGTCTTGTTGTAGCTATTATTAAAGAAAATAACCGTATTAATAAACTAAGGATAGCTGAACAAGATAAGAATCGTGTGAAATATGTTATTATTAATTAAATTATAAGTTTCTAAAAGCTCGCCTCGGCGGGCTTTTTTTATGAGGTGAATATGTCAAGTTTAGGTTCGTTAAATATTCTTTTGAGTTTGGACTCAATTCAGTTTAATCAGGCGCTTGATAAATCATCCTATCAAACGCAAAAGTTCGCCAAACAATTTGAATTGAATTTTACAAAAGCTCAGGCCAAAGCAAAACAATTCTCAGAGCGTACAACTCAATATTTGAATAACATAGAGAAAGCGGCAAATACAATTAATAAAACGACAAGCCGTACTTTTTGGGCTGGCATTGTAAGTTCGGGCGGTTCCTATTTATCATCTGGTATTTCTGATGTGATGAAATACGCAGATAGTTATACTGAATTACAAAACCGTATTCGCTTAGTAACAAATAGCCAAACAGCTATGGTGGCTGCGACAGAATCGGTGTTTGATATTTCTTTGAAAACTAATCAAGCTGTTGGCGCTACTGCTCAAATCTATCAACGCTTTGCACAAAATGCAGATAGATTGAATTTATCTCAATTGCAAGTCTCCGAATTAACAGAGACTGTCGCAAAATCTGTTGCAATCTCAGGTGCTAGTGCAGGTGCAGCAGAAGCAGCATTAATGCAATTTGGGCAAGCATTAGGAAGTGCTGAATTACGCGGTGATGAGCTTAATTCTGTGATTGAGCAAACTCCAGGACTTGCTGACGCAATAGCTAAAGGGCTTGGCACAACAACTGGTGAGCTGAAAAACTTAGCTAAAGCAGGGCAATTGGATATTCACACCGTTATCCAGGCTTTAGTAAAAGCACGAGATACGGTAGATAATGACTTTAATAAACGCGTTAAAACGCTTTCAATGTCTTTTACAAATTTAGAGACATCGATAACTAAGTTTTCAGGTGAAGCAAATAGTGCGTTAGGTGTTACGCAAAAACTAGCTACTGGGGTCGATTTTGTTAGCGATCATCTCCAAGAATTAATTATTGGGCTTGGATCGCTGACAGCTGCACTTGCTATCGGTCATCTTAGCAAATACGGCTTGGAACTATTAAAAACGGGTTATGCTAGTGCAAAAAATGCTCTAGCGCATATTGCTGAGGCAAAAGCCATAGCAACAAAAGCTACTGCAATGCGTACAGCGGCTCAAGTTGAAATGGCGAGTTTAAATGCTCAATTCCAGCTTGCGCAATCAGAACAAACACGATTTGCATTGCGTGAAAGAATGAAAGTGCAATCAGCTCAAATTATTGCTCTTGCACAAGCTGAAGCTACTGCAAAACGAAATCTTGCCACGGCAACTAACATTGCAGCAATGGCAGCAAAAGGTTTGCAAAGTGTAATGGCTTTACTTGGTGGGCCTGCTGGCGTAATTGGGATAGCTGCTACATCATTAATTTTCTTCAGTTCACGAGCGGCAGAAGCTCGACAATGGGCATTAGATACGTCTGTTGCTAACCAAGCTTTAGCTGAATCTTATGAGCAAATCAGCGAGGCAGCATTATCAGTTAAAATTACTGAAAAGCTTGAAGATATAGAAAAATATTACGCTGAAATCGAAAAATTAAAAGCTGGTGTAAAATCAAAAAATATTAATGGCGATTTTGATGGTTTCACAGTCGTTAATGCCCAAACAGAAGCTGAAATTGAAAAAGTTAATGATCAAATCGGCATGATGACAGAGAATGCTGATAAAGCTAAACAAGCTCTTGAAAAAATGCTTTCTCCACTTGGCGAGAAAATGCTTCGATCAGGTAAAAATGTTGATGAAGTGCGGCAGAAATTCAAGTTGCTTGGTGTATCAGCTGAAACAGCAGATAACATTATAGCTAACTTGCCGAAAAGCTTTAATGATACAGCTAATAGTGCAAATAAAGCGGCAGATAAGACGTTAGATTTAAAAGATGCGATGGATAAGCTGAAAGAGAAATCTACGTCTCTTGCTCAAAAGCTTGAAGTTGCAAAACTCAAACAACAAGGTCAGGCTAAATCCGCTTATGTGTTGGCTGGTCTTTATGAGTTGCTTGGAAAGGAAGGTGCTGAATACAACGAAGTATTGATTGGTATTGCTACAGGTACAATCACTGCAGCTAATGCGGCAGATAAAGCTGTCGGGTTATCGCTTGAAACACTAAACAAGATTTTAGCCGGTAAAGCAACATTGGAAAAAATGTTTTCCGATGAAACCAAAGTGACAACAATTGAAACTCAAATCAAAGAAAGCAACAAAAAATCAGGTGAAAATGCTCGAGATAGTTGGTTAAGTTTCTATGATGAAATTCGTAAGAAAAGTAGTTCTAGTCTTGCTGAAATTGACTTGGAACAAACAAGAATGTTTCAGCGTTTGGAAGAGCACAATAAAAAAGGTGTTGTATCTCACCAAGAATATGAAACAGCAAAAACAGCTATCACCGAGCGATTTGCTCGTCAACGGTTAGAGCTTGCAGGTAAGTATGCGCCTGAGAAATTATTACGTGCGAACTTAAATGATGAGTTAGCGGTAGTTGAAGAGCTTAAAAAGGCAGGACAGCTTACAGGTGGTGAAGCTAATACTGCTGAATTGCAATTGAAGTTTGATTATGCTCAAAACAGATCTCAAAGTGCGGTCAATCCATTAGATCAATTACGTGCACTTTATGATCCGCAACAAGAGCTAATTAATCAACAAACGCAAGAGCTTGCTCAGCTCCAAGCATTTAACGATCAAAAGTTAATCACGGAAGAAGAATTCCAACAACGCAAACAGCAAATCATTGAAAAATACAAAAACGATAAGATCCAAAAGGAAATGGAATCGTATGCTACAGGACTCAATGATTTGGGTGGCGCTTTTGGTACTCTTGCTTCTATGGTTGAACAGTCTGCAGGAAAACAATCTGCCGCTTATAAAGCAATGTTCGCTATCTCTAAAGCATTTGCGATCGCCGAGGCAACAGTAAAACTATCACAAGCAATCACACAGGCAATGGCTGATCCATCCAAGCTTACTCCTGCTGAAAAATTTGCAAATATGGCAGCGGTTGCAGCGGCTGGTGTTAATGTTATCTCTCAAATCACTAGCGTAGGATTTGCTAAAGGCGGTCATGTTGTCGGTGATGGTACAGGAACAAGCGATTCCATATTGGCTCGATTATCTAACAATGAATTTGTTATGACATCCCGTACAGTTGATCACTATGGTGTTGGATTTATGAATGCCTTAAATCAACGCAGATTCCCTAAATTTGCAAATGGCGGTCATGTTGGTGGCAAATCTGATAGTTATGATGGATTGTTTAGCGGTGGTGGAGCATCAACTAATAACGAAGTATCAATAACAATAAATATTGATAAAAACGGAAATGAAAGTGTAACTGCTGAGCAAAAAGCCGCACAAGGTAAAGAGCTTGCACTAGCAATCCAAGCAAATGTACTTGAAGTGTTAAGAAAACAACGTCGTCCAGGTGGAATGCTTGGATAAGGAGATGAGATGGCTTTAAAAACATTGCCTTGGTGTCCGCAGCCTGGTTATTCGGTTGATGAAGAACCAAAGCGGAAAGTGCTTAATTTTGGAAATGGCTATCAGCAACGAATGGAAGATGGAATTAATACTCTTTTGAGAAAATATTCCGTTACCTATAAGCTTAAAAATAGCCAATCAGCAGAATTTCGTCAATTTATGAAAGAGCACGGTGGAGTCCGTGCCTTTTATTTTAAAGACGTCGCACTAAATGGGGAATTAGTTAAAGTTGTTTGTGTTAAGTTCCCTCGCCAAATTGGATTGACTCACACAACCTTTAATTGTGAATTTGAAGAGGTGGCTTAAAAATCTTTAAAGCAGTTTAAAAGAAGTTTAGCCATTAAGTTGTGAAAATACATTTAACAAAGCAAGCGTGTAGAAGTTCTTCCACGTTACACAGAAAATTAGCATTGTTATGATTTCACAACGCAATCGGAAAAAACAAACCCCGAAGCGTTAGCAGCACTTCGGGGTTTTTATTTACCCCTTATTCCAAGTTTAACCAACTAAGGAGCAATTTTGATTAAGTATACACCAAAACATCAAGTTAAGGTAGGTGGAAAAATGAGTGAAAAAGATGCAGGCATTGCAGGGAAAATGTTAGCAAGTGCAGCAATTATTGCAGCGGTTGGTTTTGCCATTGGCGCAGCGTGCTTCGGGATTAGCTTTATTCTATGAAATGTTAGAAGTAATTGATAAGTCTAAGAAAGCGCGCCAATTTGCATACACATTTTTATTTCTGGCTTTTATTTTTGGAATACGTCCAGCTGACCTTTGGCAGCCTTCGAACCGCACGTTATGACGCTTAAAGTGCGGTTAAATTAATAAAGTTTTGAGATGTAGGTCACAAAATTAGAAAAAACTTTTATAAAAACTTAAATAAATGTTTTGTGTTTCGTAGAATTGGTAAATTAATTAAACCGAGAGGAACATCAAAATGAAAAAACTATTGTTTGCCGCTTTATCTACTGCGTTATTAGCAGGATGTGCACCAACTCCTAAACAAATTAATATACCTTATCAATTTGATTCTAATCAGGCAAAAAAACAACTTGAACCAGGTAGCGAAACACTTCAAGGGAATGCATTTTTACGTCAAGTTGGAGGGGGGATTGTTAATTGTGCAGGATATAATGTTGACTTATACCCTTCTTCACCTTACACAAAAGCAAGAATAGAAGGTATGTATCCATTAAATCAATGGCTAGGAAATAGATTTATTTCGGCGGATACATTTAACCCAGACTATCCAGATTTTAAAAATATAAAGCGTTCAACAACCTGTGATTCAGAAGGGAACTTCATTTTTGATTCTTTAAAAACAGGTGAATATATTGTCGTCACAGAGGTTAGATGGAGTGTCCCTAGTCAGTTTGGAATGCAACAACAAGGCGGGTATATTTTAAAACCAATTACTGTAACTAAAGGTCAAAAAAATAAATTGGTTATTAGCCAATAAGAATTAAATCCCCTTGACACCCAAGGGGATTTTTCATTATTATTTTTATCAAGGTGTCGAAGCCTGAAACCAAAAGCGGAAATCCGCACCCGACAGCATAGCGGTTTTTTTATGCGTAAAATTTGTGATCTCGTTTAGTTTTATTGCCATTAAGACTTAACAC